TAGAGTATCCTTCTGATGGTAAACGAAGAGTGTACTATCTTTCTCCTTACAACGAGGTAGCTTAATTTGGCTGGTAGACGTTCCATAGACGAGACGAATAAGATCCGAGCTAGTCTCGGTCTTTCTGTTATTCCTAAGAAAAGAGGTAGACCTCCTAAGAGTACTGCTATTCTTCCTGAGAGTAAGAAGGCTCAAGCTCAAGTTGTCTTAGCTAAGATGCTAGGTAGTAAAGGTAAGGAAGTAGTTAACAAGATTCTATCTAAAGCTCTTGATGATAATGACGATGACCAGATGGCTTGTCTTAAGTTAGTAGCTGAAAGAATTATTCCTACTTCTTACTTTGAGAAAGCTAAAGGTGGGTCTAACGGTATCTCTATCCAGATCATTGGAGTAGAAGCTACTAATGTAATCTCTAATGATGATGAAGCTATTGATGCTGAATTCGAGGAATCAAATGAAGAGTAACGACGAAGAGAAGTTCATTCCGTATACAGTAGTTCTGGATAAGGTTCCTGCATGGAAGACTCCAGATTTTAATCCAGATGCTAATCAACGAGTAGCTGGTAATAGTCATAGAGGTTTATCCACTAAGACTCAAGCTGAGTTACTTAGGTTAGATCAACAACAAGCTCCTACTCAATCTATGCCTGCTCCTCATGGTCAGACTATGCAGTCTACTAATGGTATGGTTCAACTACCTAATGGTCAGTTTGTTACTCCACAACAATATCAAATGCTTATGCAGAAACTTAAGAACCGCTAGGGGAATCTGTCATAGCTAATTTACAAGTCAAACTTCATGAAAAACAACTAGAGATCTTTAATCTAGAGAAACGATTTAAAGTTATTGCAGCAGGTCGACGGTTTGGTAAGTCTAGGCTAGCAGCTTGGACTCTTATCATTGAAGCCCTTAAGAGTAAAGAGAAGGATGTATTCTATGTAGCTCCTACATTCCAACAAGCTAAAGATATTCTCTGGGGATTGTTGAAAGAGATCGGTCATGAAGTTATTGCTAGTGCTCATGAGAACACAGCAGTACTTACTTTGATTAATGGTAGGAAGATTTACCTTAAAGGCTCTGATAGACCAGACACACTACGTGGTGTAGGTCTTGCTTACTTAGTTATTGATGAGTATGCAGACATGAAGGCTAATGTATGGGAACAGATCCTCCGTCCAGCTCTTGCTGACGTACAGGGAGGTGCTATGTTCATTGGTACTCCCAAAGGACGTAACCACTTCTATGAACAATTCAAGTATGCAGAGACAGGTAAAGATCCTGAGTGGGCTGCTTTCCACTTTACATCTTATGACAATCCTCTCTTACCTAAGAGTGAGATTGAAGCTGCCAAGAAGTCTATGTCAAGCTTTGCATTCCGTCAGGAGTTCATGGCTAGCTTTGAGGCAGCAAGTAGAGATATCTTTAAAGAAGACTGGATTCATTTTGAAGAAGAAGAACCAACAGAGGGTAGATTTTTTATTGCGGTTGACTTGGCAGGCTTCATCAATGTGGATAAAGAGTCAGGCAATAAAAACAAGAAGCTGGATGAGACCGCTATTGCTGTTGTTAAAGTTAGTGAAGAAGGATGGTGGGTAGCTGATATCCTTCATGGGCGTTGGGACATTCAAGAGACATGCAAACAGATTATGAATGCTGTCATTAAGTATGAACCAACTGCTGTGGGTATTGAGAAGGGGAGCTTAAAGAATGCTGCTCTTCCATATCTAATGGATCTTATGCGTAGACATAATCATTACTTCCGTATTGATGACTGCACTCATGGTAATCAGAAGAAGACTGATCGCATTGTCTGGGCATTACAAGGTAGGTTTGAACATGGTAAGGTTACTCTTAACTATGGTGAGTGGAACAATGAGTTCGTTGACCAGTTAACTAACTTTCCTAACTCACAGTTACACGATGACTTGATTGATGCATTAGCTTATATAGATCAGATTCAAGTAGTAGAGTATTTTAATCAGCATGATGAAGAAGAGTATGAACCCATAGATGCGTATGCAGGTTATTAATTTAGGACTTAGACATGAAGAGTAAACTAGTTGAATGGGTAGTAAGTAATCTAGATGAGTGGAGAGACCATCGAGATCAGAACTATCTAAAGAATTGGCAAGAGTATGAACGCTTATGGCGTGGTGTCTGGGCTTCTGAAGATAAAAGCCGTGAGTCCGAGCGTAGTCGTATCACTTCTCCAGCTCTTCAACAGGCTATAGAGAGCCATACTGCTGAGATTGAAGAGGCTATTTATGGTCAAGGAGGTCAGTTCTTTGATATTGAAGATGACTTTCAGGATACAGATAAGAAAGATATCGAGTTTCTTAAGAAATATATGGACCAAGGGTTCAAGAAAACCAAGACACGTAAGGCAATTGGTGACTCTGTACTACTAGGCTCACTGTATGGTACCGGTATTGGTGAGATTATCATTAAGAAGACCAAGGAATTGGTGCCTGCTACCCAGAAATTAGAGGGAATGGACGCTACAGCTGTAGGTGTTAAGGAGATTAACCGTGTATATGTGTCCCTTAAACCGATTTCACCTCAGAATTTCCTAATTGATCCTAATGCTACCTGCATTGAGGAGGCTTTAGGTGTAGCTATTGAGGAATTTGTGTCAGCACACACAGTTGCAGCTAACATTAAGTCAGGTACGTACAAAGATATTCCAATTACTGACGAGTCCGCACCAGATCAGGACCTTGAGACCTCATGGGTAGACCAAGAATTCAACGATGATAAGATTCGTTTAATTCGTTACTACGGTTTAGTACCAAGAGCCTTGTTAGAAACCTCAGATGAAGAAGAAGTAGTAGAATTATTTGGTGAAGAGGAAGGACTTCAGTCAGATTTGATGGAAGAGTATGGTGATTTGGTAGAAGCTATCGTTGTTATTGCTGATGGTGAGAAACTTCTTAAGGCAGAGCCTAATCCTTACATGATGCAGGACCGTCCAATCATTGCTTACCAAGATGATACAGTACCTAACCGTTTCTGGGGTCGTGGTGTAGCAGAGAAGGGCTTCAATATGCAAAAAGCTATTGATGCACAGATCCGTAGTCACATCGACTCTCTTGCTTTAACCACAGCACCAATGGTTGCTATGGATGCTACACGTTTACCTCGTGGTTCTAAGTTTGATATCCGTCCGGGTAAGTCAGTTCTCACTAATGGTAATCCAGCTGAGATCATTATGCCATTTAAGTTTGGTATGACTGATACAAGTAACATCGAGACCGCAGCTAAGTTTGAGAATATGTTACTCATGGCTACTGGTACACTAGATACAGCACAACTACAATCACAACCTGTAGGTGGTCAGTTATCTATCCAGTTATCCTCTATCATCAAGAAGAATAAACGTACCTTAGTGAACTTCCAAGATCAGTTCTTGATTCCGTTTATTGAGAAGGCAGCTTGGCGTTATATGCAGTTTGATCCTGAGAACTTCCCAGTTAAAGACTGGAAGTTTGTACCAAGTTCAACACTAGGTATGCTAGCTCGTGAAGTAGAACAACAACAGTTCATTAACTTAATGAAGACTCTTGGTCCTTCTAGTCCATTAGTACCTATCTTAATGAAAGGTGTTATCGAAACTTCTAGTATGTCTAACAAGACAGAGCTACTTGCTTTACTTGAACAGTCTATGCAGCCTGACCCACAGAAACAACAAATGGAACAAGCTCATATGCAACTTGAAATGGGATTGGTTCAAGCTCAGACTAATGACTTTAATGCTAATGCTCAGAAGAAACAAGCTGAAGCACAAGCTACTATGGTTGAAGCAGAGTTAGCACCAACAGAAGCTAAAGCTAAATTAATTGCAGCTATGTCTAATAACTTACCAGAGGATAATGAAACTAAAGAGTTTGATCGTAGACTTAAAGTAGCAGACTTAGCTATTAAAGAGAAGAATGTTAATCTCAAAGCAGCAGACATGAGACAGAATGCTGAAATAGTTAAGATGCAAATGCAGAAAACACTTGACAAATAAAATTAATTATGGTATACTAATTTAAATGGACCTATCTTTACAACAATATTATGAGGAGAGGTTCTCTACGATGTCCACTCAAGGGTGGAAAGACTTCATAGAGGACACTCAATCTCTCTTCGATACTTACAATCAGATCAGTACCGTCGAAACTTTTGAAGAGTTTCATAAACGGAAAGGTCAAATAGATATCCTCCTGTGGATTCTGAGTCTGAAAGATGTCTCAGAGCAATCTTATAAGGAGTTACAAGATGAAGAAACTATTTGAGTTTAAGTGTAGTTCTTGCGA